TTTTTTAATATTAAAAAAGATGAACAAAACGAAATCATATCTAATGAGAAAAAAAATATTCAGACTTATCTTACCAATGTTGATGATAGTTTTTTAGATATTAATAATTTTGTTCAGCAAACTGATATTTGTCGTGAATGTAATAAAGGAGAAATGATACCAGTCGAACATGAAGGAATATTAGTATGTAATCAATGTTCAAAAAGTATTCCTTATTTAGTAGAAAATGAAAAGCCATCTTATAAAGAACCACCTAAAGAAGTTTGTTTTTATGCATATAAACGGATTAATCATTTTAGAGAAATATTAGCACAGTTTCAAGCAAAAGAAACCACTCAAATTCCTGATGAGGTTATTGAAAATATTAATCAACAAATTAAAAAAGAGAGAATTAAACTTTCTCAAATAACAAATAAAAGAGCAAAAGAAATTCTTAAGAAATTAGGATATAATAAATACTATGAACATATACCATTTATTAAAGATAAATTAGGTATTAAACCACCTATTATGAGTTCTGAATTAGAAGATACATTATGTAATTTATTTATGGATATTCAAGGACCTTATGCAAAATATTGTCCTGATGATCGTGTTAATTTTTTAAACTATTATTATACAGTCTATAAATTATGTGAACTTTTAGATCAACATCAATTTTTACCCTATTTTCCAATGTTAAAAGATAGAGAAAAACGTATTGAACAGGATGAAATTTGGCGTAATATTTGTGACGAACTAGATTGGGAATATATACCTACCATATAAATTATTGAATGTATAAAAATGGTTATATAAATATAATTATAATTGTTAACCTTTTATATGAACAAGCTTTGAAAAAAGTTTCTTTTTTTGAGTTTTTAAAAATTTATTTCTACTATAACACTTTTTAGTATTAACTTTTTTTTAATATAATTTCTTTTTCATTAATACCATATTTAGATATATTTTTGAATAAGTTAGAATGTTGATATAAACTACTTATTGCTATAAGTCGTTTTTTAAGACACTCATCGATATTTTTACCAACTTTGATAAATTTGTAGACATATATACTATTCTTTTACAAAAAATAATACACATTTTATATATTACTATATTTCCATCTATAAAAATAATATATTAATTAAATATATTATTTGTTGTTTTATACCATACTTTTATACCATACTTTTATACTATACTTTTATACTATACTTTTATACCATACTTTTATACCATACTTTTATACCATACGAGGAAACCCAACAAGATTTGCACCAATACCAAAACCAGCACCAGATCGTGCGCTAACACCCATGCTAGGAATGTAAGTATCAAGAATGCTGAATGTTGCCGCTGCAGTAAGAGCAATTAACGTAATCTCATCCAGATTTAAAGAACGCTTAGGGATTGCAAAAGCGGCAATTGCAACCATTAAACCTTCTACTAAATATTTAATCGCGCGCTTAACTAGTTCATTGATATTCATTGTGTCACCAAACATATTATATTAATTACATAGAAAAAAATATAATAATTAATAAACTAATTAATAAACTAATTACATAGAAAAAATATAATAATTAATAAACTTATTATAGTTAAATATATGTTTCTAAAATAACTTAAAATCTATTATACTTTATAAACTATAAATGGCTACTTTCTCTAAAGATCATACTTCAAATAAACCAACAGGCGTTGTTTTCAAATTAAACGAAGATGGTACCGAAAATGCTAAGTATATTGATCTATTAGATGAGGATAAAACGGTAGCAGGTCAAAAGTTTACATGCATCTCATTTATTTCTCCCGAAAAAGTTATTAAACAGCGAGAGTTATTCAATTTTCAGGATTTCCTAAAGCAATGGGATATGAATAAATCTCTTGAGAAATTTAACCAATTCTTGAGTTTTTTATCATATAAATATACCCTAAATTTTGATAATTTAACTAAAGATTTACAAGAATTTTGTAGCGAAGAAAAGGATAAATTGTTTACTTCTTCTTTAGAAGATGAGTTTAAGAATTTTATGGATATGAACGAAACTCGTCTTGAAGAAGAGTTTAATTCAAAACACTCTTTTCAAACTAGTGTTCGTGGTGTTAAAATCAGAGGTTCTTATCCTAGTCAACAGGAGGCCGAATTACGTTGTAAAATGTTGCGTGAGGTAGATCCAAATCATGACGTATATGTTGGTCCTGTTGGAACATGGATGCCATTTCATCCGGAGGCATATAAAACTGGACGAGTTGAGTATCTCGAGGATGAACTTAATCAACTTATGCAAGAGAAAGATAAGAATGAAAAATTTGCTAAAGTTGAATTTGACAAACGTGTTCGCGAAAGTAAAGAGAAGGCAATTCAAGAAAATATCAAGAAAGCGACAGAAACTGGTAATGTTCTTACACAGACTATCAATGCTAACGGTCAATTAGTTAATGTAAAGGATATGAATAATGCCGATGGTAATGTTCTTGAAGTTAGTGATGTTCGAAGAGAATTATTTGAAGGCGATAATATTGTAATTGATTACAAGAATTCTGATCATGGTATCAGCCAATTACAATCTACTCCTTAATTTGTTATAATGGTATTTATATACCACTAAATATATTTAATTAAATAACATATATTAAATATATTTGTAAAATATGCTTTTTAATTTTTTACCATTTTGATTTTTTAACATTGATTCTTGGACCAGCACCTCGCTTCTTTGCACTATTTGGATCATATGTATCATCTTCATCGTCTGAATTTAAATCTTTTGATAAGTCCCAAAACTGTTTTGAACCAAGTTTAAAATCAGCATGATGTTCTGCTTTATACCAAAATATTTGGTCTTGTAATTTATTTGACTTGGAATTATTATTTATAACTAGACACTCAAAATTCTCAGTACATTGATTCATTACTTGACTAAATGATTCAAAAGTAGGAAACATACCTGCATAATTTTCCCAAATTCTTTTACGATTCGCTATATATGGTTCTCTTAATATGAATACATAATCTATATTTGTTCTTAAGTTAGGTGGAATACCAAGCGGATATTGCATGGTAATAATTAACATAACTTTCCAGTGACGACCATTCATGAAAAGTAAACGCATAATTTTATCTTTAGTCCATGTGGCATCATATAAACAATCATCTAATATAACAAATGCACGAGGATCGATATTACATTTTTTATATTTTTTTATATCATTTTGTACTTCTTTCATAACTTGTTTTTGTCTTTTTAATATATTCTCTATGATAGCACTGTTATATTCATCATGAATAAAAAGTTTAGGAACATGTGAACTATAAAATCCATTACCTGCTTCTGTGCCTGATATAACTGTTCCAATTGGAATATCTTGATGATAAAAGAGTAAATCTCTAACTAAATAACTTTTACCTGTATCACGACGACCGATTAATACAACTACTGGTCCTTTATTTTCATCGTGTTTAAAGCTTATATTTTTCATTTCAAATTTTTTAAGTTCTAATGTCATTTATAGATATTTTAGAAAACAATTAATCAAATTAATCGCATATATAAATATAAATTCATTAATATAATTTCAATAAATTTAATTAGTTAGAATATTATATAATTAATATTAACCACAACTAATGGAGTTTTCTTATAAAAAGCATAATAGTCGTAATTTATTTAATAATTTAGAAGAACAAAATTTATTAGAAATTTCTCAATCACAGAATTATATTCCACTTTATGAGAAATTTTTTACTATTAATAATACTAATTGTAATAACATTAATTTAAATAACCGATATAATTTACATAGCATTACTTCTAAAATAACCGAAAATATTTTTAATGGAAATGTTCTAAATCAAGTTACAGATGTTAAAGAAAATAGAAAGGTTTTTTTTAAATTTAGTCCTCTGCTTGAACCTATTAAATATTTAATAGGAAAATACGATATTAGCAATGTAAATCTTCTAAACTTACCAAAATATAATGATAAAACACATTCTCATGAAAAAACACAAGACCTCAATAATTCTGCCTATGTTGATAGTTTTTTTACATATTTAACAAGTCAAACGCTACATATACATGGTTTTAAACATGGATTAGATTTTTTGGGGTCTTTTCTTGCGTTAAAAAAAGATTTTTTAGTAGACATTTATGATGATATTGATTATATGTGCGAATCAGATTTTTTTAATAAACATAAAAATATATTATATACTATTGATGAAACACAGTCTGATAGTTTTACATGTAATAATGATACACGTAACTACAAACCAAAATTAAAATTAAATACAAATACAAATGATACTGATAATATTATTCTACAATTATCAGATATTAATGATTTATCTCAATTAGATACTATTTTTAATAATAAGAATGATAATTATAATCCATCAATAATTTTTGAAAATAGTGGTAATCGTAAAAAGGAATCAGACAGTGAAAGTCAGTCATCTTGTTCATCGCGTTTTTCAAATACCGATGACGAAGAAGGTGAAGAAAGTGAAGAAAGTGAAGAAGTTGAAGAAGTTGAAGAAAGTGATAAACATATTAATGATGATAATATTTCAGTTGAAAGTTCAAATGAAGACGAAGATGAAAAAATAATTGTTAAAATAAATAAATTTCCTGTTCAAGTAATATCATTAGAATGTTGCGAAGGAACATTAGATTCTCTTATAGAAAATGATGATATGGAATTAAGCGATGAAATATGGGATTCAATTGTATTACAAATATTAATGACATTGATTGCATATCAGCAATGTTTTCATCTAACACATAATGACCTTCATTCAAATAATATTATGTATATTAAAACAACTGAACCGTTTTTATATTATAAAGTAGATGAAAAATATTATAAGGTACCAACATATGGTTATATTTTTAAAATTATAGATTTTGGTAGAGCAATATATAAATTTAGAGGTAATTTAATGTGTAGTGATAGTTATGATAATGTAGGAGATGCAGCAGGTTTATATAATACCGAACCATTTTTTAATACAAAAAAACCACGTCTTGAACCAAATTATAGTTTTGATTTATGCCGTCTTGGATGTTCTTTATTTGATTTTTTTGTAGATGATGTTAGTGATATTAGTAATATTGAATCACCAATTATTAAAATAATTACAGATTGGTGTAAAGATGATAAAGGAAAAAATATAATGTATAAAACAAATGGCGAAGAAAGATATCCAGATTTTAAACTATATAAAATGATAGCAAGATTAGTACATAAGCATGTTCCGCTGAATGTTTTAAGAAATAATCATTTTAGTAAATATGTTATAAATAAAAAATCGATGAAAAATGCAAAG